AATACCATAAGGATTTAAATTCTTGGCACTTTTCTGATAAGCATCATAACTAAAATTAGTTACTTTCTTTGTCCGTGTTAATGGATTAATAGATATTAATTGGTTAGCAAATGTACCTGAAGTAATACCATTCAATGTATCAAAAGTGTCTAAGAACTCATATGTTAATACATTGTGTGCGTCACTATTTAAATCTTTACTATTAATATTTTTTGGTTTGTATGTATAGGTGTAATATGATGTTTGTTTCATCAAGCTTTGTAATGACCTATATTGAAACCCATTCTTATCCTCATAAAATAACATATCAGCACCAGGATTTTGTGGATTTGGTCTTGCATAATTAGTTACAAAATTGATGGCATCAAATGGTTTTAATGTGGGTATAATAAAATTATATTTACCATAAGTAGTTTCTATTGTACCATTTTTATTTGATGGCACTTTTAAATAATTAGTAAGAACATCTGATACAATGTCAGAGATTAAATAATCTTTATATCGTTTACTAATTTTATATTGTTCAGATAGTAATAATTCTTCTGAGCAGAAATAAAGAACATACGATTCTTTATACATTGTGCCTTCAAGTTTTCTTTTGCCCAACTTGTAAACACGAAATAGTTTGTCTATCTGATTACTTTTATCACCAAACTTACTAAAAGTTAATCGAAGAAACTCTGTACCATTTATAGCCAATGTTTCAATAAAACCTGAGGCTTCAACTATCATTACATAACCTGATAATACATTGTTGAATATATCTTCATTATAAGATATTTCTTGCATAGTATTTTTTAAGTCAAAAGTGGTAACCGAAGTTAATAACGTCAGATTCGTTAAAGAATAATCTAATTGACTTTTTATGCCTGCCATTTTATTGAGCCATCAATGTTTTCAAATCATTTTCAAGTTGATTACTATATGAAGAATTGATTAATTTAATATTTTGTTTTGCTTCATTTAATTCTATTTCATAATCATAGATACTGACGGCCGATTTTGATATTGTTCTTGTTACAGAAGCACCAGAACTAAATGTTTTTGTGGTTGATGCAGCTGTTATACTATTATATGTAGTTAAATCAACCACAACAGTTTTTGTTGTGGTTTCTAATGATGTACTATCATAAGTTGTAATTGTTTTTCTATATTCTTGCACGGTGCTTGTGGTATAAGTAAGAACATATGCATCACCGCCGGCAGCCTGACTATATTTGTTTTTCAAATAGGCATCGAATTGTTGAGAAGTTAAAGGCCAATCATACAAAGGATCTATAATTTTATTGGCATATAGAACCATCCAATATTTGTTTGAATCATCATAGTATTTGTGTGCTATTATATCAGGTCTATCACTTTCTTTCAAGTCATATGAATAAAATAATAATGGATTTCTAAGTAATGATGGTATAATTTCCACTCTGGCCATAAGATTGGTCAATAGAATAGCATTGTTTTTATAATCTGAAGCAATAACTAAAGGAAAAGTATTGAAATATAACATATTTACCTTCTTGTCTTATATGTGTCTGTATCATTGAAATTATCTCTTGTGAGAATATCCATTTCTTTGAATGACATTTGTAATGTTGTTTGTACCATTGAACTATCATCATAGGCTGCAAAACCATTTGGTGCATGGTTAACGTCTAAACCAGTCATAACACAACGACCATATCTAGGTAAATTTACACTCTTTAAGCCATTAACATAAAATTCAATTTCAAATACGGACGGAGGTACTAAAAACATACTGTTTGTAGTTGATTGAGTTATTGAACCACTTCTTTGTGCTAAACTCGGTGAAGAATAAAATCTAAATTGATTGATAATATTATTTACTTGTGTTGCTTCACTAGCTGATTTTGGTGTAAATGTAAATGATAATTGAAAACTTCTTAAACCTGTACCACGATAAACCATTTGTAATTGAGGATTTAAAGCAAAACCTTGAGCTCTTTGTAATAATGTGGTTAAATTTTCTGAATTAATTCCAAGTCTTGATATCTGAGGACCTAAAGTTCCTTGTATAGCTTGTAGAACTGCTGGATTTGTACCAATAGCATTACCTACCGTTCCTCCCTTAACAGCACTTATTGAACTATCTATTGCCCTAAGTGTTGTTATTGTTGGACCTAAATCAGCAGTTAAACTCATTTCTTCATAGTTAGCATCATATGTGGCAGTTAAAGTGTCTGGCATATAAAGAGAAATGCAAGATTTTATTTGACTAATTGGTGGCGCTAATGAAAAACCAGTTGTTATAGCATTAGTAAAAGATTTTATTCCTTCACTAACAAAACCTTTGGGTAAAGCATTACTAATAAGAGCACCGGCAGTAGCACCAGCAATGGCGCCACCTAAACCACCAGTTTTAGCTCCAACAGCAGCACCAACAATAGCACTACCAGTTCCATTGCCAACCATGTCAGCTAATTTAGAAAGTTCTGTACCAGCAGTTGGTAATGCCAACGTAGCTTCACCTGCGGTACTTCTACCTTCACTCACTATACCTGCAGGTTCAATATCGTAAATTCTAAATGACACCCAATGGTTTTTAGTATTTCTCCCCCCAGTTGTGCCTAAGTCACTAGGATACTTAATAACATTTAAATCATTACTTCTAGCATCAAGTTTACTTAATGGACCTGTAAATTGTGGCAAATCTACTGGTTTGACCATGTCTATTTTTATATCTTCCATTTTTTTCTCTTAAATTTGATATACATACTATTTATGGCATATTCAGGACTATTCAAACCAAAACACCCAGAAAAATATGTTGGCGACCCCACCAACATAGTATATCGTTCATCTTGGGAGGTAAAAGTGATGTCGTGGTTAGACAATAATGACTCTATTATAACATGGGCATCAGAAGAACTCTTTATTCCTTATATATCACCTGTGGATAATCGTTGGCATCGTTACTTTCCTGACTTTTTGGTCAAGTTTAGAACAAAAGACAATAAATTATCAACTATGATGCTTGAGGTTAAACCAAAGAAACAAACGGCACAACCTGATCCACAAAAAAGAAAGACAAAACAGTTTATCAATGAAGTTAAAACATGGGGTGTCAATCAAGCCAAATGGAAAGCCGCTAGTGAATATTGTTTAGACCGTGGTTGGGAATTCAAATTGATTACGGAAGACCATCTAGGCCTGTAACTAAATAAGTAAATGACATCCAAACTAACTGAATTAGCTCAACAAAGACAGTCTGAAGGACTTAAAATGTCCTCGACTTTACGGCCAACACCGTCAAGAGAGTCTTACAAATGGTTTTTACAGAAGATTGTAGATTTAAGAAGTCCAGTTAAGTTGGCAACAGGAATCAAAGCCGAACAATATAGAAAGATGAATCGGTTTATTATAGGTAATTTGTATTACTTTTATTATGACCCAAAAGGTAAAGATGATTTGGATTATTATGATAGATTCCCTTTGGTATTAACATTACAGAAACATACAGATGGTTTTATGGGACTTAACCTACATTATTTGCCAATTCAATACAGAGTGGCATTTTTAGGTAAACTAATGAAATACGCAATCCATGACGATGAGGAAGGAATTAAAAGGTTACGAATCAGTTATGACATTTTAAGCGCCTCCAAGACGTTTAAAGCGTTCCGTCCTTGTATTAAAAGATATTTAAATAGTCAAATTAGGTCAAAGATACTTGCCGTTCAGCCAAATGAGTGGGATGTGGCAACTTTTCTGCCTGTTCAGCAGTTTAAGGGTGCTCAGGCCAAAGCGGTATGGCAAGATTCGGTACACGAAATAAGGAATAGTTAAAATGCCTTCACCAATAAAAACTTTTTTTAATAGTTTTAACGATGTGGCTAAACCAAGCCGCTTTGAGGTAACTATTGGACCAAAAACATATAATAATATAAGTTCTAGTGAATTAATATTACGGTGTGAAACTGCTGAACTACCAAGTAGAACGTATGCAACAGCCGAACAAAAGTTTGGTTCAAATCCTGTAGAAAAATTCCCTTATCAAGTACAATTCAATGATTTGAATCTTACTTTTATTGTTGATGATGATATGTTAGCAAAATATTTTTTTGATGGATGGTTAGAAGCTGTTATGCCATCAATTAATTATAATCCAAATTATAAAAATACATATTCTGCCACTATTAATATAAGACAATATAGAAATAATAATGAACTTTCAT